AGTTAGAGCGCGTTGCGAGTGGCGAGTTAAAGCGTTTGATTATCAACATGGCTCCGCGGCACACGAAGTCTGAGTTTGCATCATTTTTATTTCCTGCTTGGATGATGGGCAAGAATCCTAGAATGAAAATCATTCAGGCGACACACACGACGGAGTTGGCTGTAAACTTTGGTAGGAAGACAAAGAACTTATTAGATACGGACGAGTATAAGTCTGTTTTTCCTGACGTAAAGTTAGCGGCTGATTCCAAGGCCAGCGGACGGTGGGACACGAGTGCTGGTGGTATGTATTACGCTGTTGGTGTTGGTTCGAATTTAGCGGGTCGTGGCGGTGATTTAATTATCATTGACGACCCTCATTCGGAGCAGACGGCTATGAGTGCGAATGGTTTTGCGGATGCGTGGGATTGGTATACTGGGGGTCCTCGGCAGCGATTACAGCCGGGTGGCAGCATAGTTTTGGTACAGACGCGTTGGTCTGAGAAGGACATGACGGGTCAGTTGGTACGTGCGATGGCTAAGGACCCTTTGGCGGATCAGTGGGAGATTGTTGAGTTACCTGCGATATTTGAGGATGGTAAGCCTTGTTGGCCGGAGTATTGGTCGCTTGGTGATTTAACCGCGGTCAAGGCATCTATTCCACCTATGAAGTGGAATGCGCAGTATCAGCAGAATCCTACTGGCGAGGAGAATGCGATTGTGCCGCGGGAATGGTGGAAGCGTTGGGAAAGTGAGCGGGTCCCTAACTTGCAGTATGTGATACAGAGTTATGACACGGCGTTTAGTAAGCGGGAGAGTGCTGATTACAGTGCTATTACGACATGGGGTGTGTTTTATCCCGAGGAAGATGGTGGGTCCCCTGCGTTAATTTTGTTAGACAGTAAGAAGGGTCGCTGGGATTTTCCTGAATTAAAGCGCGTTGCGTTTGAGGAATACAAGTTTTGGGAGCCTGATACCGTTATAGTTGAGGCGAAAGCTAGTGGGACTCCTTTGACGCAGGAAATGCGTCAGGTTGGCATTCCGGTAGTGAATTTCACACCGAGCCGTGGTAATGACAAGATAACGCGTTTACATTCTGTGTCTCCATTGTTTGAGGCTGGCATGGTATATGCGCCTGACAAGGTGTGGGCGGATGAGTTAATAGAGGAGATGGCGGCATTTCCCAACGGCGAGTTTGACGATTTAGTAGACAGTGCAACACAGGCTTTGATGCGTTATCGTCAGGGTAACTTTGTTCAGTTACCAACAGATGATTGGCAAGAAGAGGAAACATCTGCTAGGGTGCGGGTATATTATTGACGGAGACGGTAATGGCTATTGGCGGATTAATGGATACGAACGTTCCGAGTCAGTTGGACGAGGCTGATTTATTGGCGGAATTGGAGATAGAGATACCTGATTCCGGTCAGGACATGTCTTTGTTTGCCATTGACGAAGACGGGCCTGAGATAGAGATTATTGAGGATGACGACGGCAGCGTTGTTGTAGATTTTGATCCGACGGACCAGCGCGGTGTTGACGATGATTTTTACGGCAACTTAGCGGAGGAGATGCCTGACCGTGAATTAAACCGGATTGCCAGTGATTTGTTGGGCGCGTTTGATTCCAACAAGGCTGGGCGTCAGGAATGGGAAGACGCTTACACAGACGGGCTGGATTTGTTAGGGTTTAACTACGAGGAGCGGACACAACCGTTTCGTGGAGCCTCTGGTGTGACTCATCCGTTATTGGCGGAAGCGGCCACGCAGTTTCAGGCGCAAGCGTTTAACGAGCTTTTGCCCGCCAGCGGTCCGGTTAAAACGCACGTTATGGGCAAAGAGACCCGTGAGAAGCAGGATCAGGCCAAGCGCGTCCGTCAGTATATGAATTACTACCTTATGAACGTGATGGAAGATTACACGCCTGACATGGATCAGATGTTGTTTTATTTACCGTTAGCGGGCAGTACGTTTAAGAAAACATACTTTGACGAAACGTTAGGCCGTGCGGTAAGTAAGTTTGTTCCAGCGCAGAACTTGGTTGTTCCTTATGACACGTCTGATTTGGACACTTGTCCGAACATCAGTCAGGTTGTGCGGATGGATTTAAACGATCTACGCAAGAAGCAGCTTGCTGGTATTTACATTGACGTTGATGTTATTCCTGCGCAGGGCGAACTTAGTGAGGTTGATTCCGAGATTAACCGGATTGACGGCGTAGAGCCCGGTCAGATTGATTACGACTGTACATTGTTGGAGTGCCACGTTGATTTAGACCTTGACGGTTATGAGGACATGGACAGTGACGGGGAGCCTACGGGCATTAAGATACCGTACATTGTGACCATTTCTCAGGACAACAGTGAGGTATTGTCTATTCGGCGTAACTTCCTTGAGGACGATCCTGTTAAGAAGAAGATTGCGTATTTCACGCACTTTAAGTTCTTGCCGGGATTTGGGTTCTACGGCTTGGGCTTGATCCACACCATTGGCGGTTTATCGCGGACAGCGACCAGCGCCCTTCGGCAGTTGATTGACGCGGGTACATTGTCGAACCTTCCCGCTGGTTTCAAGGCCCGCGGTTTACGAATCAGGGACGACGACGAGCCCTTGCAGCCGGGTGAGTTTAGGGATGTTGATGCACCGGGGGGTGCTATTCGTGACAGTTTAATGCCTTTACCGTTTAAGGGTCCTGACCAGACGTTATTTAATTTGTTAGGTTTTGTTGTTGAGGCTGGTCAGCGGTTTGCGACCATTACTGACATGAAGGTTGGCGACGGTAATCAGGGCGCGGCGGTTGGCACAACGATTGCGATGTTGGAGCAGGGTTCGCGGGTCATGTCCGCGGTTCACAAGCGGATGCATTATGCGATGCGTCAGGAATTTAAGATTCTGGCTCGTGTAATGTCGGAGAGTTTACCGCAGGAATACCCGTATTCTGTTGCTGGCGACGACGTTTCTATTATGGCTAGTGATTTTGACGACCGTGTAGACATTATACCTGTGTCTAATCCGAATGTATTTAGTCAGGCGCAGCGGATTGCTTTGTCACAGACTAAGATGCAGTTAGCGTCTCAGGCTCCTGAGTTACATAACATGCACGAGATTTACCGTGATATGTATGAATCTTTGGGCATTACGGACGTTGATCGTATAATGAAGGAGGTTCCTGACGAGGAGCCGCGGCCCTTGGACCCAGCGCAAGAAAACATAAATGCTTTAGACATGATGAAGTTACGGGCCTTTGAGGGTCAGGATCATCAGTCGCATATTATGGCTCACTTGGTATTTGGCGCTAGTCCGATGGTTGGTCAGTTACCGCCAGTTGCTATGATGTTACAGAAGCACATTTTGGAACACATAAAGATACAGTCTGAAGAACAGGCTATGCAGCAGATGCAGCAGATGCAGGGCGCGGATGAGGCCCAGTATCAGGCGGTTGTTGCGCAAATGATTGCGCAGGGTATGCAGCAGGTTAAAGAGCTTTCTGGACAGCTTTCTGGCGAGGGTCCTGATCCTCTGGTACAGTTGAAAGAGAAAGAGCTTGAAATTAAGGCACAGTCGGAGCAGTCTGACGCACAGTTGGATCAGGCTAAGTTGCAGCTTGACCAGAGCAATCAGCAGATGCGTGGACAGCAATTCCAGCAGCGTCTTGCAAGTCAATCAGAACAGACGGACAAGCGCATTCAGAGCGCGATGGACCGTGAATTATTAAAACAGCAAGGAAGATGATATGGCTAAAGTAAGAGTAAACGGGGCCCCTGCGGCTTCCACCCCGAAGGCAGTAACTTATGCGGAGATTAAGAATCAGGGTCGTATTCCTTACGGCAAGACTGCTAATGTCAAGGTTCCTACCAAGACTTCGCGCTTGACGGCCCGCGGCATGGGCGCAGCAATTAAGGGCGGCAGTTACATAGCTATGGTCTAGTGGAGACTTTTTCTGGTTTATAATGTTCTAGGCTCCTTATAGGGGAATTGTGCAATGATCGACCCTGTAAGTGCGTTTGCTGTAGCGTCCGCTGCTTATACGGGCATCAAAAAAGTTATCGGACACGCCCAAGAATTAGAAGGCATATCTAAACAATTAGGTTCGTGGTATGGCGCTTGCGCTGACA